TTGATTTTCGTGCGGTACTGGTAGTCGCCCGAGTCCACGATCTGCACATTCGGCGTCTGCAAAGCAATCAGCGGGAACTTGAGCGGCATGTTGCTGCCCACACCCTTTGAACGCACGTCAAGCATGTCCTTGATGTACTGAGCGGAACCGTAGATGTAGTTGATGCCCACACCCACAACGGTCTCGGTGCTGCCGTCTTTCCTGGTATTGATGATGCTTACGGCCTCACCAACGGCTCTCACCACACTCTCGAAAATCTTCTCTATCTGGTCCATCACAAATTGAACTGGTTAATGGGGGTTACCATGTTGACACGATAATAAACATCAAAGTCGCTCACCTCGGCCCATTTTATGAACTGCAAGTTCAACTCCACCATGTGGTTCCATACCGACACCATGCGCTGGCGGGGAGGCTGGTTGTCGTTGGCCGACTTCAACCGCATCAGGCCGGTGATGGTCATCGTCTGGTTGACATCGCCCACCATCTTGAAATAGACGTAATGGGCAAAGGACTGGCGCAGTTTCCCGCACAGTTCCTCCACGGGCTCGTTGACGTAGTGCACCACCTGCTCGCCGTCCTCGGCCTCTGCCAAAGCCTGTTCAAAGGCCTCGGTGTCGGCAAGGTGCTTCACCACCGTCTCGGCCAAGGCGTCACCGACCATGTTACGCAGGAACTCGTCCTGGTAATGCTCGATGTAGCCAGTAATGGCCTCCTGGACAGCATAGGCGTTGTTGTCCATGTCACCGTGTGCCTTCGCATTCTCGATGGCGAGAGGACCGGTGTAGAAATATGAGCAATCAATGAGGTTCATCGTTCATGTCACTTCTTTGCCTTCTTGGCGGGTTTCTTCTCATCAGCAGGGGCAACTTCCTTGGTGTCCTCCACCTCGGGTTCTGCCTTCTCAACCTCAGCGGGCACTTCCTTGGTATCCTCTACGGGAACCTCCTTAGTGTCCTCTGCAGGTTCTTCGGGAGCTTCCTCAGCGGCGGTCTCCTCTGCGGGAGCCTCCTCTGCGGGTTCCTCCACCTCATCGGCAACGGGGGTGATTTTCACCATCCCCATTGCGATGCGGTAGCGGTTCTCCTGAAGCACCACGTCAGCCTGCGGACCTTCCAGGATATACTTCATGGTTAGGCGGGCTTGGTGATGGCGGTCTTCAAAGCGGCAAGGCTGCCGTAAGCGAAGGCCCAGGGGTTGTAAATCGGGAAGATGATCTCTTCCTGAGCGATGAGGTGAACAGAGTTGGTCAGCTTGTCCTCCACGTCCTCAGCCCACTCAAGGTTGAGGTTGGTGTAGTCCACGATGGAGCAACCGTTCACGGAGAAGTCACCAATCAGGTACATGCCGACGGGGATACCGTCGTACTCCACGATGGGACGGCCAGCGATGGTCTTCACACCGCCGTTCATCTGCACAAGACCCAGGTTGCGGCCAGTGGTGTCCTTCTCGCACTCAATCGCATTAACCGTAAGCGGGTTGAGGATGATGGCGTTGGGGGCATACTGGGCGTAGGTCATCACGGCGAAAGCGGTCTTGATGACGTCGAGGCTGTTGGGCAGGACCACGCTCTGGTAAGCGGCACTCTTTACGGTGAAGGTGATGGCACCACAGTGGGCGGTGGTCTCGGTCGTCACGTTGGTGGTGGCACCGATACCACGCACGATGATCTGACGGTCGTTGAGCTTGATGACATCGTGGGTGCCGTTCAGCGAAGCGTTGTCGGTTGCACCGGCAAACGTGATCTTCATGCCGTCGAGGATGAGGGGCTGGGCGTTGGTGAACTCTACCAGCGCGTCAACACCACCGTTGTAGGGCTCGCAGCTCTTCACGGCACCAGCGGCACCAGTGACGATGGAACCGTTGACGATGGTCTCAACGGGCTGAACACCGTTCTTGTTGGCGATACCGTCCAGGTTCTCGCCATTGCCGTCACCGAACAGGATGCCGGCGTCCTCAGCACGGAGAACTGCATCGGGCAGGGTGGCCAGGATGTAGCTGCGCACATAGACGCGGCTCTTGAGCATACGCTTGGAGATGTGCACAAAAGTACCAAGGCGCTTGGTGCTCACGCTGTTCTCCTTTACCTTGAACGAGCTCTCAGAGAGACGACCGTTCTCGGTGTGGTAGCGGGCGTTACGGTCGAGATCGGTAATCTCGGCAAACGTCAACTGGGGATAGTTGGGGTCGCCCTGGAGCACCGAAATCACGTCACGCATGTGCAGACGGCGGTTGCTGTAGGGAGAAACGACGTTGGGCAACTGACGGCTGATGAGGATGTCGCCAGTGTAGTCGTCGGTCATCGAAACGATGTCCTTCATCTTGAAACCACCGAATACACCGCTCTTGCGGGTGTTGCCCTCGGCGAAATCCTTGAACTTCTCGCTGTCGAACATGTTGTTCAGCATCTCGTCAAACTTGTTGACGCGGTCCATAGTGCCGTTCTCCTTGGCCTTCTGGATGCTCTCCATGGCACCCTTGAGCATGTCGCGCAGCTCAGTGTTGTCCTTCTGCAACTGGGCGAACTTCTCACTGTCGTAGCCATTCAACTTGTCGTTGATGGCATCGAACTTCTTCTGCATGTCATCGGATGTCATCTCGCCATCCAGGGCCTTGTTGACAACGTCACACATGGCGGTGAGGATGTTCTGCATGAAGCTCTTCTGCTCGGCGTCCGTAATCTTGTCGAGATTGAAGCCGAAATCGTTGATACTAACCTTCTTCATTACGAAACTAAAATTTAATGGTTAATGATTCTCGAATGCATCATTGAGGCCCTTGAAGAAAGTGCTATCTGCGGCTTTCTCTTCCAGCGGCTCTTCCTCGGAACGAGTGTCACCTGACGGCTCGTCCAAGGACTTTTCCTCACCGGAAGCGGACTGCTCAAGCATGATTGTCGATTTGTAAACACGGGAATAGCAGTGCGGGCAATAGGCGTACTCGGAAATGTCCGCCAGGGACTTCTCCACCATGGCCTCGTCAATCTTGCCGTCACACTTGCTCAGTACGGGTGTGAGAATGGACAAGACTGCCTCACGGATCTCCGGCGCCAGCTTGACCATCTCCTCTGCGACGATGTCCTCAGATATCCAGCGCAGGTAGCTGTTGGCTGTTTCCAACACCTGCTGGCTGAACGTGTGCTTCTCGGCATCGTCCCACACAAACTCTTGCCCACAATGGGGGCAAGTCACAATGACTGCGCCCTCGAGCGCCTTGTTAAGCATGTCAAGTCTCATCTCGTATTCTTTTAAGCGCTCATCCGAGTAGCGCATCTTCAACGCTTGACGGATGAACTCGATGTTAGCCCTAACGTCGCCGGGGCTGTCGTTCTTGATGTCAACAAGGAACGTCTGCGGGTTGGCTCCCCAGTTGGTCAACGTGCTGTATTCCCACATCTTCCACTCAAGCACCTTGCGCTTGTCTTCCTTGTCACGCTTGATTGCCTGCACACCGATGGAATGCTCAAGCGTCCGGCCAGCGGCAGCGAACAGCTTGTAATCTTCCAACGTGTCACGGCCAATCTGCTTGGCGAGGTTGATCTGGCCGGTCATGAT